ATGACTTTAGTGACGTATCTACTATCACAAAAGATTCATCTAACAGAATATCTGCTGTAGCTGATAAAACTTCAAATGGATTTAATCTCGTACAGGCAACAGGTGGAGCTCAACCACTATGGGTTGCTAGTAATAAAAACTCTTTAGATGTTATTGACTTTGCTGGAAGCAGATACATGGCTTCAACATTTGCAAGTATGTCCAATGCAACAGGTTATTCTATAGTATTGGCTTGTGTAGTTCCAGCAGATAATAATACGTCAATGTTTAGTTCTACATCCCCTGCAAGTGCTAAATTAAGAACTTATAATACTGGAACTTTGGCACTTGAAAATTCTGGAACTGTTACAACTTCTCCAGTAATTTCAGGATTAAACGGATCATGGCATACTATTGTTTGTATTGGAAATGGGTCATCTACTAAAGTTTACATTGATGGTACACTAATGGGAACTGGCACAATGAATGAAAATCTTGTAAACTGGCTAATTGGAGCAGAATCTACAGGTGGTGGATATTCAAATTCTAAACAGGGGGAACTTATTGCATATAATAGAGTCCTTTCAGCAACAGAAATTTCAAATCTACATACTTATCTAAAAAATAAGTGGGGATTATAGATTGATTAGTATAGAATCTTTATCTGATATGGGAGTGAACGTATAGACATGGAATTTGTAGCAGGTAACAGAATCATTGGAACGAGTGCAGAAAGGTCTAGTATAACCATTGGTGAAACTCCTAGCACAGATGGAAATTACACCGTATTAAAATTTACAAAAAGTGGAACATTTACACCAACATCAGCATTTAACGTAGAATATCTCGTTGTCGGAGGCGGTGGCGGTGGAGGTGGAAGAATCGGAGGCGGTGGCGGTGCAGGAGGGAGTCAAACCAATTACGGTGGAACTGCTCTTGGTGTAACTGCTCAATCATATTCAATTACAGTAGGTGCAGGTGGAGTAGGTGGAGATGGTAATAATTCATCAGGTCAGGCAACTAACGGTGTTAATGGTACATCTTCAATTTTCTCAACAATCACTTCTATTGGAGGCGGAGGAGGAGGAGTATATCAAACCGCACAAGCAACCAATGGTAGTTCTGGTGGTTCAGGTGGAGGTGGAGGAGGTAACGCTAGTGGAAGTTCTGGTGGTGGATCTTCATCTAATGGGAACAACGGTGGAACTGGATTAAGTGGTGGATCATCTGCTGGAGGCGGAGGTGGAGCAGGAGCAGTAGGTGCAGGTGGAGCTAGTGCCTCAATCGGAGGAGCAGGTGGAGTTGGTTTATCTAATTCAATTACAGGTTTAGCAGTTTACTATGCAGGTGGAGGCGGTGGAGCTTCTGATGCAAGTGTATCAGCAGGTGGTAACGGTGGCGGTGGTGCAGGTGGAAAAGGAAACTCTCCTGAAATTATCGGTGTTGCTGGTACTGTTAATACAGGTGGAGGCGGTGGAGGTTCTAGAAATGATAACATACAAGGAGCAACAGGTGGTTCAGGAGTTGTAATTATTAGATTCTTAACAAGTGGAAATGGATATAGTGAAGTATCTGATGGCTCTATATTCTATGAAAATGACAATAACAAGGCATACGTCTTATACAACGGTGCATGGAATCAACTATAATATTCTAATGATATATAAAGTACGTATATTATAATATAAGGCGTGGCAACGTGTTTAGGTCATAACTATGGTACAGGATGTTTTAAAAATTCAAAATCTCCCAAATCTAAGAATTGGAAGGAACATCAATTCTGTTACAAATGTTTTTGCATTATAATACTAAAGAAAAAACCCCACAAGGGACACGGTGGGAAATACCTTACAGAACCAAAAAGTGGTGACTTATATCTAATTAATACACAATGCAAAATTAATAATAACTAGCCAGTTAATGATATAACATGACTTGGCGAACTAGATTGACTAATGGTTTATCCAAGATGGGTGTTATTGAAAATAACAACTCCCGTGTCTTTGCTAAAGTCAACGTCCCTAAGCTACCTTTAGGAGAGTTACAGAGCTTAATGGAAATGTCCCCTGGATTATCCCAACCTGTTTGGGGTCCAGAAATTTCCACAGTTGGTTCTTATTCAAGAGAAGGGTATACCTCCCGAACATTTGATACTCCAGCTGTCCCATTTAGAACACAAAAAACAGGATTACAATTAGATGAAGATACTCAACTTGCAGTTAATCACCTGTCATCTCAAGTCACAGGTGGAGCTCACTATATCAAAGCTGAAAAAACATTCGTCGTAGATCACTTTAAGAAATTTACAAGAGACCTACATTTTGACACGCTTGATACCGAATTGGTAAAAGAATTATTATGGTATGGAAATTCCGTATGGAAACCAAGAATGGGAATACAAAATGTAAGATCATTCAAAGACTTGATGCACATTCCAATTTCCTCCTTCTCAAGAATATGGTGGGACAGACAAAGAACTCCATACAAGTATGAGTTCAGAGGAGCAGAATATCAGGGGTATCATAATCCTTCAGAAATATTACACTTCACTTGGAACAAGGTTGACGCTTCAGCATTTGGTACAGGCTTTGCAGTTTCCATGACTTCGCCAAGATTGTTCAATATGCCTCTCAACGGTGGAGAAACAGAACAAAGAGAATTACAATCACTACTTGATAGAAAATATGCTACACAATATACCATGCAATTGGCCGAGCAAAGATATGTTTCTCACAACCTATGGACAGTAGAAGCAGGAGACGAAGCACAAAGAAGTAGTTTGCAATCACAGGTTGAGAATTTAGATATAGGTCAAGATGTAATCGCTGGAACTAAAGTGGAAGTACAAGAGTTAGGTAGTGCAGCAAGAAACTTTAATCCAGCACAATTTACTGATTTGACAATTGGTCCGATATTCAAGGCATTAAATGATTTCAGAGGTAAGCAGGGATCTTCAGAATCCCATCAATTTGCCAATGCTCGATCTTCAGCTGCATTAGACGAGATTGGATTGTCCGCTTTCCCAATTTCAATCAAAGAACAATTAATGGAAAAGATATTCAAACCATGGTATGAGGCAAATCCATTACCTGATCCAGAAACAGGAGGAATGACTTGGCTAACATGGGACGATCTTAAATTTGAAATAGAGTTTGGCAAGGTAGAGAAAAAGGACATTCCCGTACAAGACCAAATTAAACTCTTGGAATTATACATGAACTCTCCACTACCTAAAGATCCAGTAGTATTGAACAATCTGTTTATCCAAGCAGGATTAGGAATTACCAAGGACATGGACGAACAATTAGAACAAATGTATTCCCCTGAACAACTATACATGAATCAACTAATGTCAACCCCAACTGAGCAACAACAACCTCAAGAGGACAATGCCAATCTCCCACAGAATGATATGGGAGGAGGTCCAGTTGACAACTTTAGCAATCAAACCATGGGTACGCCACCTCAAAGTGACGAGACATACAATTCCATGATGCAATCCACAAGGGGTGATTTCCAAAATAATTTTAAGCAATCAAACAAATCACAACATTGGAGACAAGGTGACTATGTTGGATAATTGTGAAATCTGCGGAGATATTATACATGAATCTACTGATCATCCGTTCTTACCAAAGATTACTGAAGTTAACAATAATATCAAAGATTTAGACGAAGGAGGACAAGGAAGTGGAAGATCCCCAGAAGGAGGAAGCGATAACGGAGCTGGCTCACCTGGACCACTAATATCATTTGAGACCTCAAGCGTTCCAGGCAGTTTAGCTCCAACAAGCATAGGTGCAAAAAGATACTTGGAAGCATTAAAAGTTCAATTAATGGATGCGAAATTAAATTGTCCATGTCAGAAGAAACACTAACTAAAATTCTTCAAATGAAGGAATATCTACTAGGTAGAGGTATTCCTCATGAAGAAGCCCAAAGAGCTGCAATAGCATACTATGAGGAACAAGAACCAATAAGTGATTGGCCACCTAAAATTACGGGTTTGGATTTAATGCCACAGATTAACAGCCTCGTTCCAGATACTGGAAGTCCACCATACTTCCAACCAAATACCCTAGGAACTACAGAACCATACCCTACCAATCCGACACCTGATCCCCTAGGTTCAGTTAAGACAAATGATCCCATATACTCCTTAAATGGTAGCAATGTCGGTCATACGTATAATTTATCAAATACACAATATCAAGGGGACGACACCAATTGGGTTGGAACTGCAAATAATTTATCCAGTCAACCTCCAACTTTGGGGGTAGAGCCATGGACAACACAGGCAACACAGCCATGGAGATATGACATTGAGGATTCACAGATGCAACCATTAGACTTACCAGCGATAAGTATTCAGCCAAGCGGACAATTTAATGAGGTAGAACCCTCCTACATGGAGTATATCTACCAAAATCATGATCAAGATGACGTATGTTATGATTTCGCTGGTAAGATTTTCGATATGAGTAATACCGCCAATCGTCCCGTTCCTCCAAGTGAGGGGTTAGGATATTCCACTACCCACCCTAACTGTATATGTTATTGGAAGGGTACAGAGGAAATTAAAGCAGATTCCCTAACTCCAACTGCCCTAGCTGATATTCAGACTGTCCATAGAAAAATTGGAGCAAAATCACATTATGGTTCATTGCATAAGATCAAACCCGACGGTGGAATGTCACAAAGAACAGGACATCGTAACTATTACCGTAAACCGCTTAAAATGATCAGGGAGGCTCTAGCACAAGTCAGACAGGAATTTGGCTGGTTAACTGATGACTATTTGGAAAGAAGCAAGGCAATGGCTCAAGAAACAGGTGGCGTAATATATCTAGTCCGAGCAAGTCAGGAGGCAATAACTGACCATAGAGCAGAAGGTGAACAGTATAGAAGGTTATTGGCAGCTTCAGAACTAATGGCAATGTCAAGAACAGCAATAGGACATGGAATGGACATTAACCATAATCCAGAATGGAGAACAGGTGCTACCATATTGGACAGTGAATTTGATCCATATACCAAATCAATTCAAATGTTAATAATGGAAACTGATCCTGAACTTAATCAATTGATAGCAAATGGTCAAATCACAGCTGTGTCGATAAACGGTGGCTCCCCAAGAAGTGAGACAGTTGGACCATGTGACGGATCATGCAATGACGGTTCTTGTGAGATTTGTGTTATTCCAAGGGGTGTAATTCTAGGGGAACTGGACGACATTGGACTAACTTGGGTGGTAACTGATCCAAGGGGAATAGTATGGCATGGCAATCTTATACCTCATGCGGAGCCAGGTGTCAAAACTACAATCATTCAGCCCATATAACAATACCTTTAAACTATTTCATACGAGTGCGAATAATGAAAAAGTTACAAGAATGTAAATCCATACAAGAAGCACAACCGCTCCTTAGAGGATCAACACCAACATTCCGAAAAACTGTTGA